TCTTCATCTGATTCGTCCGGATCTAACTCAGGTACCTGCTCCTCGGGTAGAGATCCAACAAACTCGGAGTTTGCTATGATGTCAGCCAGCAGGGCATCTTCAGTTTGATCATTGTTAACCTCTGCAACAGAGTCATCCTGTGGGGTAGAGTCTATTTCTGCTTTGGTATTTTCTTCCATCAGTTAGCCTCCTTCTTTGGAGTGGGCTTCTGGGAATTCTTAATCCTTGAATACCTCTCATGTAGCGCATAAAGATTTACTAGCTTATCAGCATTTAGTTTAGCTTTACCCGCGCTGCGCATGGAGTCATATTCTAAGGTGTTAATCATTTCATTATAATTTGAAAGTAGAGCATCGATGTCAATCGGTCTCATCCGTATCCTCCTGTAGGTGTGGGATGTTTTTCCCATACATCTCGAAGTTTATCATTTTCTCTTTGACACTACCAAGCGCCATAGCAGAAGAGTAGAGGAACTCTCGAGATTTAGTTTCATGCGGCTCCGTCTTGAGCCACTCTAGAAAGAAGTCAACTAAGACTTCACCATACACTTCATCAAAAAATTCAGTCCGTTCTTTGGCGGCGAAGTGCCCTTGTACATGAGCACGACGCGCCAGTTCTTCCGGATGTACTTTATGATTACCGTATGATTTATTATTACTCAGCCTCTTCTCGGCTGTCTCACGGTATTTATCCATAGTCTTTAAGCAATCAAAGTATTATAAACAACTTCATTAACCTGCGCTGCAGTGCCGTGAGCTGTTGTTAGACTTACCAGTGTTTGTGCACCATTATTAAGACCTGTTACAATTTTATAAGACTTAGCTGCACATTGAACGTCTGATTGAACTACGGTTCCAGCGGTAGCTACATCAAAAGTAATTGCAGCATCGCTATCATTTGTTACGATAATTTTACCTGCGCCAGCACCGGCCGCGGTTGTTATTGTTCCAGATTGAGTGCCACCCACTCCTGATTTATTGATTGTTACTGTTGCCATTAGGGCCTCCTGAGTTTGTTAAAAGGCTTCTCGCCATTGCTATAATTTCAGTATATTGTGGATGAGCAGGGACTTCAGCACCTTCTTTAGTTGCCTTAATCGCAATATCTGCCCATTCTTGAAAATGCTTATCAATTGCAACAGCAAGTTGCTTTGCATTATCATCAAACGTATTCTTTGTTTGAGCAGCTGTATATTTAACATTTGCTTCTGATAATGCTATATCTGCTTCGGCTTTACGCTGTTCAGCTTGCTGCTGAGCCTGCACCATTTGAGATTGCTGTTGAATTGCTTGGCCAGCCTTTTCTTTAAACTGATCGGTAGTATAATCCTCTAAGAAATCATTACTATCTAAGTCCATTGCTTCAATAAGCTTTGTTGCTAGAACCGCAGGCGCTTCTGGTTTTACAACCATACCTGCACCTTGTTGATTAAGCGCAGGAAGAATCTCTGCACCAACCTTAGATAGCTTAGCAATTCTTGAGCTATTAGAATTTTCACCAATATCTAGGAAAACTTCGACTTCCATTTTTGAAGGCAATGAATCAAGATTCACTGTTTCAATAAGCCCATTCATATTATAAGGAATGTTTCCTTTCATTGATGTCTTAATAGTATGATATACACCTTCAATCAATCGCTTAAATCCGGTTTCAGCAAAGCGTCGTGCAATATGCTGAATACGTTTTTGAGCTGCTGATTGAACTGCAGAAAGCTTTTGTTCTGAGTTACCAGATACATAAAGCGTATCATTAAGTCCCTGAGCGGCCTTAGACATACCTGTTGCTTGCTCTTTAATAAGTTGCAAGTGTTCAAGCAATGGTACCGTACCTGTAGAAATAGACTCAGGTGGGAGCTGTTGAACAGCACCTACTGGGCTACCATTAGTAGGAATAATCTGCTTTGGTTTCATATTCTGAAGTGCAGAAAAGTCGACCACATTTGGATCAGCCAGCTTAGGTGAATAGTTTGTAAGATACGTATTTTCTACAAAGCCTCTAAGAATAGCGGTAGACGCTAGCGTTGAGCTACGCGTAAAGTCTGCCATTGACAAACCAAAGTATTCATGCGGAATATCAATTGGTACAATGTCTGCTAGCGGCACCATATCACAATCTTCTTCATAAAGAATATGATCACCGGTAACAATAATATGTTTTAGCTCTGCAATACCATCACCATCCCGATCTACTTTAATCCAGCATTCGGTAACAGTAACCTCACGGTTTGCTTCAAGCGGTGTTTCACTTACAGAGTTTGAACCCTGATAATATTCCTGACCTGTAATTTCTTTACGAGCTGCCACGTCTTGCGCATAATCCAGCGACCCTGTCCATGCCGCAGCATCAGACAACTCATCCCAGTCATCAACAGCTTCTGCCATTTCCGGATAGTACTTACGAATTTCAGACCGCGTCATATTGTTTTGAATACCAACAAAAGACGCATCTTCAATTGATGTAGCATCACGTGAAATACGGAAGTTTTCTGGTGGGATAAGCTCAAGCTTAATCTTTGATTTATTAATTTCTTGGCGAACCCGTACATTAATATATACAAGTTCAACTTCAGGTCCTAGATTATCTGATGGTGACATCGCCCTATTTTCAAATTCAAGATCGCCTACAATTTCTAGGCTATCATCTGATAGGATTTCATCTAGTTTTGTTTGAGTAATCTCTTCGTATTCTTGAAAAACATAATCATATTCTTCAATATAACCCCAACGGATTACTGCATTCTTCCATAGAAGCGCAGACTTCATCCATTGCTCAAGTATTTCCCAACCATTATTTTGTTTAAAAATAGTATAGTTAATAAGCATCGCAGCATCTTTAGCGCCCTGGAAAGCTCCAGGGGTATCATTCCATGGAAGGAATCGTGCAATGCGCTGATTGCTTAGAAACAAATCACACAAAACTGCCGTGTATGCTTCTACTACTTCTGTCGTAGATGTATCAACAATAGTAGATACGCCTTGTGGTGACAAGTGAGCAACAGGCAAACCTGCATATTCATAAGTAGCTTTAAGACGTTCGCGTGCTAAGTCTGATGAGTTAAGCCAATCACCTGTAGAGTTTTGTACTCCACTTTCAACTAGGTTAACTAGCTGCTCATCTGTAACCGCTTCTTTATAACCGTAGGCTGACATTAATATTTACCTCCGGTATTAGAATAAATTGGTTTTGATTTTTCTAAATCTTTAACTGTATATTTACCGGGCTTTGAAAGTTCTTTCTGCGGTTTCTTTGCAGGTTTTAACTTTTGATCGGCTTGAATAAATCTAGACATGTACCGCTCCTGGGTTTATCTATCTGTGTCTTTTAATTTTGCTTGCAATCTTTTTAGGTTGCTTGCTATGTTGTTTTCCCGCTCTAATACTTTTTCTCTTAGCCCGAGTAGTAGCGGCGTGTTCAGCTGGCGAGAGACGTCCCACAGCTGAAGCCGGCATATAACGCTCTCCAGTTGCCAGCGGACCTTGCGTTGAAGGTTTACCACTTCGAGTCCGCCACTTCTGAGAAGTCCATTTGCTGAGGCTCTTTTGCGACGGTTTCTTTGCCATTAGTCGCGGTAGCCTCCGCCCTTTGCTTTATATTGTTTAGCAAGCATTTGAGCTTTACGAGCCGACCATTGGCCCGGTCGACCGCCTTTATTACTAGCTTTAATCCGGTTAAACAGGTTTTTCCGCATTGTTGGTTTCGTATAATTTCCTGCTGCATTAACTGCCATTTTGTCATCTCCCTACCACTTTACTTTATGAGACCAGTACTTTGCTGACAAAGGACCTGCAGGTTTACCCTGAGCATTATGACGTGCATAGTAAGACTTCTTACGGGCTTTATCTTTTGCTGATGTTGGATTCTTACCAGCACCTTTTACACCCTGTTGACCAAATCGAATTAGTCGCTCTTTACCACCCGACCTCGCAAGGACAGCATGGGATTTGGTTTTATGACCTGGGGTACGCTTGGGTTTATTATAACCGGAGAATCTTTCTCCCGATTTTTCAACTGACATTCTGATTCTCCATTATTAAAGTAAACTACGGGACTTATATATTCCTTTGCCCGTTTTTTCCGTAGGGGAGGGTTGTA